TCTGCGCTTTTGGCTTGGCATCTGCCGCACCTCGCTCGCCGTATCGGCACTTAGAATTATGCGGTATTGCCTTATATTTTGTGTGGATTATGCGGGAACAAAAAACAGATTTTCAGGATTCTGTCTCTTTTTCTCTTTTGTTTACCTCTCTCTCGCTGGCTTCCACCATCGAGATCACGTTCAGCAGCACCAGCCGCACCACAGCGGGGTGCAGGCAGCTGTTGTTGATGGCGTTGATGACGGATTTTTGGAGCTCTTCAATTTTTGCGGTTGTGGTCATTTCATCACCCTTTCTGCCATCGGGGAGCCGGAATATTCCGGGCGCGGATAGCTTGTATCTTCGGTTCGCGTGCCGCCGCAGGCTGCCAGCGTAAGCGGGATGACCAATGCAAGCACCAACAGCAAAGCCAACGTGGCCAAAATCTGCATGAATTTCTGCATTAAATCTCCCTCCCGTTCACGCTCAAAGAACCGCATTCAATTCTGCCGGGGATTTCAAACTTACTGGCATTGCAGTGGATGACCTTATCTACCTGGTCAATGGCAATGCCCACAAACTCGCTGGTGGCCCCGCCGGTGGAATAATCAAAGCTGGGGTCGCCGGTGGAGAACCAGCCTAAAAACGTGTAGCGGGAGTTATCGCCAATATAAGATTTGCCGTACCGGCTGCTTAACACACCGGTCAGGTTGTTTTCCCAGTACCAGCGGATGCGCCCCGTGTCAATGTCCACACGAGTGCCAGCATCTTTGCCCATACGAATCCAGGCATTGTCCAGGTCATAAGTGGTTGTGCGCGCCTTATTGTGAATCTGCCCGGTCGTAATGTTTCCGCCGTTGATGATTGTCTTGTCCTGGTTCCAGGTGCTCAAATCCGAAAAAGTCACCACGCCGGATAGGTTGATCTGTGCGCTGGTGATCTCTGTTCCGCCTGCCGTCAGCTTGATGGTGCTGCTGGTTCCGCTTGTGCTGGCCGTCAGCTTAATTTCGTTCACCGTCTGCTTGATCTCGGTTTTTGTTTCGGTGGTAGTCAGGTAATCGCCGCTGCTGGCTGTCCACGCGGTAGGCGCGTTGCCCATCTGCACCATGGGGTGCATAATGGTCAGATCGTTGGTAACGGTGGCGTTATCGTTGGCTGTGCTTACAAACAGACCGTCCGCATAGCCGTCCGCGGTCGCCGTGAACGCCGCCCAGCGCAGCTTCCAGCCGTTGTCCAGCGCAATGTCCTGCTTCGCATTTTTGAATGCATTGCCGTAATAACTTTTTGCGCCGCTGCTGTTCTTGGTCTCGAACTGCAAAAACAGGCTGTCCGTGCCAGAGTTGAGCTTGTACAGTACGCTGGCGCAATAGGTCATGCCCTTGGCAATCACCAGCGTTTTGTCCGCGCCAAAGTGGAAGCGGGTGTTCTGGGCTTTATTGGTCACGCGAACAGATTCACCCGCAATGGTGTAGCTGCCCTTTTTGCTGGTTGCATTGCCGCCTGCATCCAGGGTCGCATTGTTCCAGTCGTCGGTGCCCGCAATAATATTGTTGCCGCCGGTGATCCGCTGCGTTACCGTCTGGGTAATGCTGTCAGCTTTCTGGTCAATCGCGGATACTGATTCTTTAACGGTTTTGAATTCCTGCTTTGTGCTGCCCAGGTCGTTGGAAATGGTTGTGGTGGTCTCTTCCAGACTGCTGACTTTGGTGCTGATGCTGTCCGCCTTTTGGCTGATGCTGGAAACATCCTCTTTCAGGCTGTTCACCGTTGCGGTGGTGGCGTAATCCTGCAATTTGCTGTCAACCGCATCGTTGGCGGCGCTGGTGGCGGTGTCCTTCACGTTGGCCGTTACCGTTTCAGTCACTGACTTGGTGACTTCGGTTTTGATCTCGTCAGCGGTCTGCGAAAACAGGCTTTTGGCGCTTTCCTGCGTCAGGTAGTCGCCGGAGCTGGCGTTCCACGCGGTCGGCGCATTGCCGTATTGCAGCATGGGGTGAAGCATCGAAAACTTGTTGGTGTAGTTGCCGCCAAGCCCCGCCCTTATGCTGCCGCAGCCAAGCTCGACCGTTTTCAGAATACCGGTGTTGCTGGGTGTCCAGGTGCCATACCGCAGCACCCAGCCGTCTGTCTGCTCAATTTCAAGCTGATTTTCGGTTTTTATGCTGGGAACGTAAGAAGTTCCGTTGTCGGCATCATACGTAAGGCTCAGGCACAACCCGTCGGTGCCGGAAATTGGTTTGTACATGACGGACAGGCATAATGTGACGCCTTTTGTAATGCGAGCGCCCGCGGTGTTGAAAATAAAATACCGGTTGGTGTTCGCATTGGTTATTGTTGCACTGCCGTCATCGCCATACGCCACGCCGCTTGCATTGCCGTCATAGGTGGCATTGCGGAAGCTCTCACTGCCCAGGATCAGGTTGCCGCCGCCGGTGATTTTGGTGTCTTTTTTCACCTCAGAAGAAAGCCCGTCTACCGTTGCTTTCAGGTCAGTGTACTTGCCGGTCAGGTCGCTGGCCTTTACTTCCAGGCCGTCCACGCTGGTCTTGATCTCCAGCATCTTGCCGGTCAGGTTCTTGTAGCTCTGGCTGTTCACGGCGCTGGAACTTTCCCGGCTGGCGCTGCCCACGCTCTCAAAGCTGGCTTTACCGAAGGAGATTGTGGCGCTCATCAGGTAGGTGTCGAACTCCCGCCCGCGTGCGTCCTTAACGTGCACGATCTGCCCGCAGGCAAGGCCGGAACTGCTGGGCACCGATACTTTGCAGGGGGTGTAGGTCACGTTTTTCAGCACGTTGTACAGGTTTTGGACAACGGTTTTCAGGTTGGCTTCGGTGCCGGTTGTCAGCAGCAGATTGCCTTGCACTGCATAAGTGTTGGTGGCGGTGGTGCTGTCGGGGTAGATAACCCCCGCGTCACTGTCCGACTGCCGGATCTGGACTTTCTCAATGGCCTTGACTGTGTAGTCCTCGTAGCTCAGGCTGTCAGCATAATAGGCGGTGCTGTTGCTGGCACCGTCCGGGGTGATTTTAGCAGTGCTGCGCTTGTCTGTGTAGGTCAAGAATTGCAGCTTGCCGTCTGCATTCATGTGGGCGTAGCAGCCTGCCGCTTCCGCCGCCCAGGAGATGATCTGGCGGCAGGTCAGGTCGTCCGCGTAGAACGCCTGCACGCTGTAGCTGCCGTTGATGGGCAGGCTGCTGCTGGCCAGCGTAACCCCCGCCCGCTGGCAGGCCAGCTGAACCAGCTGCCAGATAGTTTTGGGGAACTGCGCCTGATTGGCGTGCAGCCAACCGGAGAAGTCCGCATCCAGCTTGGACATGGTGTCATAGGCCGTGACCTTGTAGCTGTTGCGCTTGGTGCGGGTGGGCTTTTCAGCATAGAAAACGCCCACCTTGGTTCGGTTCCCGGCATCGTCCTGCCGGTAGTAGGTCAGGACATCCCCGGCAGTGATCTGTAAACTGCCGTCCGGGTCCGCCCAGATTTCGGCTTCAATGTAGTCCGAAAACGCAGAGCCGATGGTAAATTCCTGCCCGGCGTTTACCGCGGTGTGCAGGGTAAGGCTCTTCACCGCGCTGCCGGGGGAGCCGCCCTTTAATTCGGTGCCGCTTGGGAGAGTGAGAATTGGTTGGAGCAAATATACACCTCCTTTGGTTTTAGTTAGGAGGTAGGAGTGAGGAGTTAGGAGTTCATGGTGTGCGCGTGCGCGCACGGGTTGAAAATTGGGCCGCAATCCCGTAGGAGCGCACAGTGTGCGCCCGTCGCCTTGCGGTAAATCCTGTTATGGCATCATCTACCGCAAAGCCCCGGAACGGTCGAGACCGTTCCCTACAATGCCGGACCTTAGGCCCGTTTTAACTCCCAACTCCTACTTCCTACCTCCTAACTCTCAATCAGCATTCGATAATATTGAACTTAAGGTTCTTCCACTGTTTCGTCTTGGCATTGTGCCAGGCGATGCCGTATTTGCTGCAGTAGCAGGTGGTGGTTTCGGTCTCGGTGGAAGAACCGGCTTTGGGATGGGTGAACTGAAACGTTGCCTTGCCCGCAAACAGCCCGATGGTGTACTTGTATTCGTCGTCAGTCAGGCAGCTGTAGGCGATGGGCCAGGTGGCAACCTTTTCCCGCACCACTTCGCGGTGCATAAACCCGGCCTCGTCGCGGCCGGAATCGCTGGAATCCAGGTCGGAATAGCTCGGTTCGATGTCGCAGTCCGGTGCGTACAGGGATTTGCTATCGATCTGGAACAGATTGGTCAGGGTCACATTACACACCTCCTGTGGCAGTCAGCTGTTTGCGCTGCCAGCGCTGTACGGCGCGGCCTACGTCCTCGTCGGTCAGCTCAATGCCGTACACGGCGGAGAGAATCTCCCGCAGCACGGAAACCACGGCTTCAAAGCCCGCCATCTGGCCTGCCTGCAAATCTTCCATGACTTCGGCCACAGCCTGCTTGATGGTGTCCAGCGGAGCTTCCACGTTGGTTCCGTGGCTCTGATCGCCCAGCACGGCGAGGAACTCCTGGTTCGCCGGGATGACCGCGCCCTGTGCCAGGTAGGGAATTTGCGGGGCGGTCAGGGTGCTGATATGAAACCCGACATGCCCGCCGCCGAATATGTCCGGCAGGTCGAACGACAACCCGTTCAGCGCGTTGATGACCGCATTGATGCCGGTCACAACGGCGGAGATCATCCGGTTGATGAAGCCGATGATGCCATTGACGGCGGTCTTGATGGCGTTCGTCATCTTATCCCAGACGGTGCTGACCGTGTTGCCGATGGCCTGCCAGGCAGCATCCCAGTTGCCGCGGAACACGGCACTTAAAAAGTCCGTCAGCCCGCGCAGCACAACAACGGCCAGATCGATGGCATCCGCAATAGCCCCAACGGCCACGCCAACAACGTCCGCAATGGCGTTGAATACCTCAGCAAACGCGGGGCCGAATGTGGCGATGAGCCACTTGGCCACCGGGGCCAGCAGGTTGTTCCACAGGTCCAGCAGGCAGTTGGCAACGCTTGCCACCAGCAAAAGAATGTCGTCCCACAGGGGCTTGAGGTGGGAGGACCACAACTGCTGCAGAACGCTGATCAGGTTCTGCAGGATTGGCTTGACAATGGTTTCCCACAGGAGGGTGGCCAGATCCTCCAGATTCTGGAACGCAAGGATCACACCGTCCATAAGGGGCTGCCCGTAAGT